GTAGTGCCGTTCACCCCGCGAACAACCGTCAGCGTTTGGGACGGGGACGGGGCAGTTCCGCCGGTAACCGTCATCTGTTCGGTGCCCACCACAATGTCGTACGGCAGGTCGGCGCCGGTCCAGTAGAACCCCGGATTAGCACCGACTGCCAGCGACGTAGAGACGGCGTTGATTCCGGCAATCGTTTCCCCGTTTGCGGTGAACCTGCCGAGCTTCGTATCATCCAGCACAATCTCACCGGGGGCGACCGCGGACGTGTCCAGCGTGATAGAAACCTCGGTGGCCGAATAGACCTCGGTAAACCCCTCGATGAAGCCCTCAAAGATGGTCGAGGTGGACCCTGCTGGAAGTCCCGTCACCTTGACGCGTCCGCCAATGTCCAGATTGAACGCCGAGGTATAGATACCGGCAGTCGGGGACGTGAGCAGGTCAATCGTTACCGACGCAATACGCGGACGCGCAGCGCCGAACTGCGACACGACCCACGAGGCGTAATCGCCGCCCTGCGCCGCATCATCGACGTTCAGCGTAATATCCGACGACAGAATCCCGTAGTTGTCCGTGATCGAGTCATAATCCACCGCGGTCGAACTGCCACCGCTGGCCGACGTAACCGTAACCATGTTGGTAATCTGCGCGTCCCGCAGCGGCGCCGAGTAGTCCGTGCCGGACGTGTCCGCCTCTTGATCGAACGTCGCCGCCGGGGTAGACGACATGCCGCGCGCGTAACGGTCAGCAAGCCGCGTCGTCCCATCGGGGGCGACGAAGAATAGCCCACGTTCCGCCTGCGCGATTTCCTGGCCGAGCGCAAGCACCGACTTCCCGCCAGTGTCAAACGGTCCATGCGTAGCCTGCGCCGATCCCCAATGAGCAGACGGGCCGGAATCGGCCAGATAACTCCCACCGGGCAACCCGGCGACGTTGAACAGCCGCACCGCCCGGTCGTGCGTAGTCTCACCGGTAAACCCGGTAACCGACGAGTTGTACAGTTCGGAAATGTCTCCGCTGGTCAAAGCCGAACTGAGATAGGTCACCGAGGCTACGGTGATATCGGGATGCCAGTAGACGTAGCCCCACCCAGGTCCGGTCAGCCCAAACAGGGTCACCTTTACCGGGTCGGCTGACGGCGGCGACGGGAAGATTTCAGCGATTTTCACCGCATCGCGCCAGACCTGTAGGTAGTGCGTGTCGGTCCATACGATCATCCAGTAATGCCAGTCGCCGGTGAGCGCCTGAATCGTGGACGAGCCGCTTAGTGCGGTGGAGTTGTCCGCAACCCACACTTTCCCGGCAACCCCGTCCGGCGACTCAATCTTGACGCTCCAGTTCTGGAACCCGTTACCAGACGCTAACTGCACCTTGTACCGGTCCACGCCGCCCATCGAACCGAGGTCGTCATACATCGCGTCAATCTTCGCCCAGAAACCCAGCGACCAACTGTGCAGCGTAGACAGCGAGAAATCTAGGTCTGCCGGTAGCCGCATGACCGCGCCCGCATTGTCGCCGTTACCGGCGAGACCGGAGGTGACCGTAACCCCGGGTTGTATCCGCACGCCCGCGGACACCCGCACGGGTCCGCCCTGGTTGTACTGATTCGTCCCGTACGAGCCGTTATAGGTGGCGCGGGTCGGCTTCTCCAGCCACGACGCGTCACGGTTGCCCATAACGTCGGGACAGATCATCCCGATAGCGTCCCATTGCCACACCGACGCGGTGGGCGCCGCTACGCGCACCGTCTCCGTGTAGGTGGAGTCCAGAATATGCCGCGACAGCAGCCGGGATCGGTCGGTGGCGTTCACTTGAACGCGAACCTCGGTGTCCGACCCGGACGGATAGACGGGAATCCAATCATCAACGTAGCCGGTGAACCTGACCGACCCGTTCACCGTTACCCGAATCATCACGTTAGGGCGAACGTTCGGCCAGTACGGGGATCCCGAGGTCGGGGAGAATCTGCCGTCATTGTTGAACAGCGTCAGCGACAGGGTGCCCGGTTGTGCCGTGTCCAGAACCGAGTTTCGGCCCCGCTTGATCGTCGTCGGCTCGTTGTAGTCGTGGTACGCGGTCACGTCAGACCAGCCGCCAGAGAACGCGATCTCCACGACGAAGGTAGACGGGCGACCCATCATCCCGCCAGATTGAGCTGGAGTCCGCGGTTCTTCGCGTTCTGCAACGCGGCGACAACCTCGCGCGCGAGCTGGTCTTTCGTCGCGAATACCGAGCCGGCAATGTGAATGTGAACCTCGGGTGCGCCGCCGAGGTAGTTCGTGCCACGGTTCAGCGGTACGACCGCCTCGGGGCCGGCTTCGCCAATCATCGCGAGCGTGGGGCGTGTGGCAATGCCGCCAGCGGCTAGATACGGAATCTTGAAGTCGATATTAGTACCGGGAACGTGGAAGCCCTTACCGCCTAGGTACTTGTTCCACATGTCCCGAACCCAGTTGAACGCCGCCGCCGCCTTCTCCTTGATCCCGTCCCAAATGCCGCTGAAGAATCCTCGGATGGAGTCGGCGGCGGCGCGCAACTTGTCGCGGACCCATTCCACCTTTGACCACACGCCGTTCCACACGTCCACGACCTTCTGCCACACGCTGTGGAACGCATCCTTGATCCATCCAACGATGATCCGGATGCCCAGACTGAACTGCTCGAACTTCACGCGGAACCAGTTGATGACGTTACCGATCCACCCGAACACGGTCATAATCGCTCGGTGCATCGTCTTGTAATATCCGATGATCCAATCAATGACGCGTTTGATGATCGGCCATACGTGGTCCTTCCAGAACTGGATGAACCCGCTAATGACGTTCCATATCCACTTAAAGACGGTGGATATGATCGACCACAGGAACTTGTAGTATTGGACGATCCAACCGATGACGCGTTTGATGATCGGCCACGCGTTGTCCATGAACCACTTAACGACCGCGTGGATCACCTTTTGGATGCCCTGCCATACCGCGTCCACGAACTTACGGAACCAGTCGAACTTCTTGTACGCGAGGACGACCGCAGCGACGATTGCCACGATAGCGATGATGATTAGCCCGATAGGGTTGGCGGTCATGGCGGCGTTCAGCGCCCATTGCACCGCGGTCCAGGCGATTGTTGCCACCTTCACGATGCCAGCGATGACGTTATAGGCCTTCATCGCGAGGTTCCACGCCTTCATGCCGACGACGATTGCGCCGATAGCGCCGGCGAGCGGGACCAGCCAGCTCTTGTTTTCCTTGATCCAATCGACGACCTGACGGAAAGCCGGCACTAGGTTCTGCGTCATGTAGGTAGCGAACCTAGTCAGGATCGGGTAGAGCTCCTTCCCAATCGTGACCTGCAAGCCCTTGAGCGCCTCGCCAAACTTGCGCTTCGCAACCGTGTTCGCTTTGACGGACTCCAAATCCTTACCCGACAGCGTTGTTCCGAGCTTGTCGGATTCCGCCATGAGGTCCTTGACTCCGGCGGCGCCCTTGTTGAGGAACGGCAGCATTGCCATTCCGTTCTTGCCGAATAGCTTCATGGCAAGGGCTGACTTCTCGGCCCCTGCCGGCATGTTCTTGAACTTTTCGGCTATCTCCGGCATGAGCTCGCCCATTGGCCGAACTTTGCCGTTGGCATCTTGGAACGATATGCCGAGCGACTTTGCGGCCTTGTCGTTCGCGGCTAGATGCTTCTCAAGGATGCCGATACCTTTAGCCGAAGTCTCCGAGTTCACGCCCGACATGGTGAACGCGTGCGCCAGACGCGAGGCATCCTCGGCCGAGCCGCCCATGTACCGCTGCAACTTCAGCGTTTCGCCGCCGAGGTCGGAGAACGCGTTGAGCGACTGCTTCGCGAAATCGACCACCTTCGACGCGGCGAACGCGCCCCCCATGCCGGTAGCGACACCAGCAGCCGTCTTGCCAACGTCGCGGAAAGTCTTACCGGCGCTCACGTCGTGGCCGAACAGCTTAAACGTCATCGCGGTACTAGCCACGGTTAGCCTCCTTCTGCTGCTCGTTCCATTGGTCGGCGGCGTGAGCGAATATCAGCCACACGTCCAGTGTCAGTTCCCACACGTTGAACGGGGTTAGCCCCGGCCACACGTGGCAGACGGTGATAAGCCGCGCGTAGACGTGCTGCTCTATGTCGCCAATCTGACCCCGCTCGCTAGCGCTCTTGCGCCCGGAACGGAAACCAGACCGGCTTACAGAGGGTCTACCTGCTCGACCTCGGGCTCTTCGTCGTCGAGGAAGTCCAGTTCGTCTAGCGGGAAGTCACACGCCTGCTCGAATGTCAGTTCCCGTTCGCCCGCCTTGCGCCGGGTGAGCCAAATCAGCGCACCGAGCGCCATAACGCCCTCGTTGGTGGAGATGAGCGAATCGCCCTCAGCGTTAGCCAGCGGTTCGGTCATATCCTCAACGTTCATGCCGGTCTGCTTCTTGAGCTCCATAAGGTCGAGCAGGGACAGCCTGCCGACCTCGGCCACGTCGTACAGCGTGCCCTGAATACTGATTTTCACGTGTCGTCTCCTCGTGTGCTACTTGTTGCGTGCTACCCAGCGGTCCCACTCGGCTACGTTGTCCACCGCCTCGGCGAGCGCCTTACGAACCGAGGCTTCAATCTGCGGTTTGTGGCGATTGATGACGCCACCGAAGTAGGGGCGCCCATATTGGGGAACCCATGTCCACTGTTTGCGGGTCTGGTTCGCGGCGTCCGCGAACACTGGATGCCGCCAGCCGCCGTCACGGTCCCAAGACCGTTTCAACATTTTGGATACCGGGTCGGAACCCTTCGAATCAATGAACACGCCGACCTGCCGGCCATTTTCGGACGCGGCGATGCGAACCTTGACACCCTTCGCGATGCGGGCACGCAAATGTTTCTGATACTTCTGGAACTGGGCCCTGACCTGTTCCTCATCCTTAGCGCGCGGCTTCGCCACTTCCTGAACCGTTCCCGCCTTCGCGCTTTCAGTCACCTTCGGCTTCCGGAGGATCCGTTTGGTTTTCTGTAGCGGCGGTTTCAACACTTCCTTCCGGACGTCTACCGCCGCAGCCTCCGCCGCGTTGCGCAAGTCGCGGCGGAGGTTCGTGTAAAACGTGCGGTCAAACTGTTTCGCCATAGCCAAAACCCGGTGGAACTCGTGCGCGTCTACCGACAGGTCAATGGCGCGCTTTGTCGCCGGGTTCGTCGCCACGGCTACAGGGCGGTATCAGCCGTGCGCAGCGACACCCAAATCGGCTGGGCAGCGGTCAGATTATCCAGCACGTCAAAGTCCACGCCGAGAGTAATCAGGTCGGTGCCGTTAGCCTTCGGAAGTTCCCCGTTCAGTTTGATCTCCGGAAGGGTGATCTGGAACTGGGCGGTGCCGGTGGACAGCGTTTCCGCCGACGTGAACGTGAGCGACAGCGCCAGCGGGGTGTCGGCGATGTAGGCATCTACCAACGTCCGGTCGGTGTACTCAATCGTCATCTTCCCGGTGATGCCGCGCAGCCCCAACGTCGGCGCCGCCATTTTCCCGGCCCCGCCGTAGTTGAACCTGTCCGCGGTCAGATGGTTGTCCACCTTCAAGTTGAAGTCGCGGACGTTCGCCACCGTCGTGCCGCCCGTAGCGAGCGCCGTGGTGGTCGGCGCGGTGACCGTGCCGCCGATAGTGATAGCGCCCTGCGCGAAGTGGAACAGGGAACCGCCCGTGGCGTAGGACGGGGCCGCATATGCGGTCGCCGTCAAAACGTCGCGGAACACGAACGACGATTTCAGTTTGGCGATGTCACCTTGCGGGCAGTCAATCTCAAACGAGTCCACGACGCCGCCGTTGTAGGTGTACGGGTCCACCGTCCCGTCGGCGCGCACCAAACCCTTCTGGACCGTCATAGACGGCGGGGTGGAGCCGAGGGTGAAGTTTTGCTGGTAGGTGGTGCCGGACACGAGGGTAGACACGCCAGTACCGAAGCAGGTTTGCAGCAGCGTCCCGAGACCCTTAGAGCCGAGCTCGACGGTCAGGTCGCCCTTGGCCTGGGTTTCGGTGACGACACGGCGCGCGGAGCGAGCAACCTTGGAGCCCACTCGGATGCCGGCGCCCTGCTTAACGGTTTTCTCGTAGTCGAACGATTCGTCTACGAACTCGTACCACCGGGTAACAGTGACGGGAGTTCCGTAGGTGGACTCGACGGCGGTCCCTACCGAGGCATCTTGCAATGCGGCCATGTCAGGCTTCCTTCACTTTAGAGGTGGACTTCTTCGGCGGAACTGGCTCGTAGTTGCCGGTCTGCTCCAGCAGCGCCGCGGCAACGTCCGCGGGTACGTCGAACTCCTCCCCAGCGGCCAACGTACGACCGAGCAGCGGGAGGTCTACAGCCCCAAGAGGGTTGATGTTGCGAAGCGTTGCCATTGCGGGTTCCCTTTCAGGCATGGCGAAACACCCGCACGCCGGTCGGCGTCGGGTAGGTAGGTGCGGGGTGCTAGATACGAACCTCTACATGAACGGTTGCGGTGAGTTCGGACAGCCGCCCGAGCGCGAGCAGCTCGGCGTCGTCTGACTCGTAAAGGTCGGCGCCGGTGACGCGCGCAAGCCGCGCGGTGCCGGACAGCGTGTAATCGGTAGTCTGTAGGTAGTTCTCCAACAGCGCGCACAGCGCATACGCGCGCTCGGTGACGGTCTGCTGAACCTCCGGCCCGCCGCCGGCGAAGCAGGAGAACACGACATCTACCGAGATGGTCTCTTCGCGGTTGCGCTGCGGCGACATGGTGGCGACTTCCTGCGTGGCGCGCACCGCGGCAACCGAGACGATATCGCTTTCAAGGTCGGTGCCCGGGTGTCCGTAGGAGACCTGAATCGGCGCCGGGTAAAGCGTCTGGCACAGCGCGAACAGTGCCGCCTTGACCGCCGGTGCTTTACTCGCCACGATCCACCAACCAGATAAGGACAAGCCCGACAAGAGAGCCGACGAATACCGCCGCCAGGAACATCATGCGATCCCCGGGATTCCGCCAGCGGGTGCGAGCATCCCCACGACATAGTTAGGGACCGCGTACCCGGCGACGTACACGCCGTCCGTGTCGGCGGCTGCGCCACCGAACGCCGGTCGCGGCGCCTGCTGGCCCCGCTGGTACCAATGGCGGATGAGTTCCCGCGCCGCCAGGATCACGTAGTAGGGGACGGTTCCGGCGCCCACCGTGTAGGTAACCACAATGTTCTGGAATCCGTAGCGCCACACCCACGGCTGGATGCCGATAACGCGGGTCAGTGTTCCGGCGAGCGGGTCGAACGCGTAGTCCGTGGCGGCGAGCGTCGTGGATGCTTCTACAACGGACGTGACGGCCGCTACGGGGACGTTTCGTAGGAGTAGGGATGATTCCCCACCGTCGTGGGTTTCGACGACTGTACGGGTCAGCACGGGCCCCGCTATCGCTTCGATCACGTCAGTCGCCGCGGCGAGATACTCGCGGATTTCCTCATCGTGTGCCGTGTTCGTAATGTTCAGGCTGTCTTTCGCGTCTGACAGGCTAATGATGAATCTGGGGTCAGCCGCCAGCACGTCGAACACGTCGGTATATGAGGCAGCGTTAGCCCCGGTAGCAACCCACCGGACGGTGTGCCGCCCGGCGACGGTTGGGGTGTAGGCCGCCTGGTAGGTGCCGGTGGCAGTTTTCGACACGGCGGGGGTGGCGGTGGTGCCGTCGGGTAGCCCGATGGTGCAGACGACCGTGCCAGCGTCGGCGGCGGCCCCCGCCGAGGTGCGCACGGTGACGGTCAGGTTTGCCACGTCGCCTAGGTCGAACAATGCCACGGGACGCCTCCTAGGTGATGGTGCCGGTCATGGCGGTTTTGATGCTGACGGTTCCGGTCATAACCCCGACCGCGTTGTCGCCGTCATAGGTGACCAGCCCCGAGTCGTACGTGACGGTGGCGGTGTCATACAAGGTTGCCACGGGACGCCTCTTCCAACGCGATGCCCTTCACCGCGTCTGCGGCTTCCACCTGAGTGGCACCTACGTCGGTGAGGATGTCGGTGTAGTCGGTGAGCACGTCGGGGGTTGCCGGGTCGGCCACCCTGTCCGCGATCACTTCCAACACGGCAGTTTTCAAATCCTCGGGTTGCTGTTCTGCTACAAGGTCGGGCACCTTGTCGGCGGGTAGGGTTCCCTCCGCGACGAGGACGGCGACCTGTTCAGGGGTGGCCGGTACACCACTCGGAATGTACGGGTCGGCGTCGATGATGAAGTCAGGCATGGGTTCTCCTACTGTGGAATCGAACCGGAAGCGACACCTGGGAGACTTGTCGGCCA